GTAGTCGCGTCTCGATTGCCGCGCCCGTCCGCGCCAATCTGCAATCGGTGGCGGGAGCAGGGCAGCCCGAGGCAGACGCAGGGTTTGCGGATTTTGACTAAAAAAATCAAATTGTCAAAAAAAACTAAAAAAAAAACGTATTTTGAGCAGGCGCTAGAATACGCTCACGCCGTGACCGATGGCCACATTGTGGCTGGTCTATACGAGCGACTGGCCTGCAAGCGGTTTTTGAGCGATTTAGACCGCCAAAACACGCCTGATTTTCCCTACCGATTTGACGCGGCGGCGGGGGCTCGCGAATGCCGATTTATTGAGCTACTCCCCCACATCAAGGGCGAGTGGGCGCGGCCTAAATTTGTTGATGGCCGCCTACAATACGCCAAAATCAAATTGGAGCCGTGGCAGATTTTTGCCGAAATACAAATTTTTGGCTGGCTGCATGTTGACACCGGACTGCGCCGATTTCGGCGATCCTATGAGGAGGTCGCTCGCAAAAACGCAAAATCAACTCGCATTGCAGCGCGTGACCTATTTTTGCTCACGGCGGACAACGAGCCCGGCTCGCAGGTGTACAACGCCGCGACGACTGGCGAGCAGGCCCGAGAGGTTTTTGACGTGGCGCGCAACATGGCTCTACGCGAGCCTGATTTTTTGGCGCGTTTTGGCGTCAATGTTGGCAAACACGATATCACAATTGCCGAGACGGCCAGTAGTTTTAAGCCCCTCAACTCCGAGGGGTCGACGCTCGATGGCTTAAATGTGCATGGTGCGTCAATAGACGAGCTACACGCCCACAAAACGCGGGCGGTATACGATGTTATTGACACCGCCACGGGAGCTCGAGCGCAGCCACTGATTAGTATGATCACCACGGCTGGCAGCGACCGCGCCGGCATATGTTACGAGCAGCGCGACTACAGTATTAAAATTTTGACAGGCGTAGTTGTTGACGAGACGTGGTTTGCTGCGATCTACACACTCGACGATGGCGACGATTGGCGCGACTCCAAAAATTGGCGAAAATCAAATCCAAATCTAGGGGTGAGCGTCAAAATTGACGACATGGAAGCGGCCTGCCGAAAAGCACTGGCCATGCCGTCGGCGCAGGCCAATTTTTTGACCAAACGCCTAAACGTCTGGATCGCATCCGACAGCGCCTGGATGGATATGACCGCGTGGAATAAATGCGCTGATCCGACCCTTGATATTGAGCGCGTCAGTCACCTGCCTTGCTTTATTGGATTGGATTTGGCAAGCAAAGTTGACGTCGCGGCCAAAATACTATGGTTTTTTGATGCGGACGCCGACCATCATTATTTGATCCCCGTTTTTTACCTGCCCGAACGAGCGGTCGAGCAGGGCAGAAACTCACAATATGATGGCTGGAGGCGCGGCGGCCATCTACAAGTCACAGACGGCGAGGTGACTGACTACGACGTCATTGAGGACGACCTGCGCGCGGATATGACCGCGCTGATGGTGCGCGAGATACCTTTTGACCCGTGGCAGGCCACGCATCTGGCCGGCCACATGCTGTCAGAGGGTGCGCCAATGGTCGAGTACAGGCAAGTAGTACAAAATATGAGCGAGCCCATGAAACAGCTTGAGGCGCTTGTATTGGCCGGCCGCCTAACGCATAACTCAAACCCGATGATGACGTGGATGATGAGCAACGTGGTCTGTCACGTCGACGCCAAATCTAATATCTACCCGCGCAAGGAGCGCGAGGAGAACAAAATCGACGGCGCGGTAGCTGCGATCATGGCCCTTGGTCGCGTAATAGCTCAAAAACCTGCAAAAAAGCCTAATGACGGGACTGTTTTTATGGTATAAACTGAGCGCATGGGGATACTCTCGAACATTTTTTTGCGCGGCGCGATATTGGCGGGTTATAGCCCGAGAGACCCAGCTATCGCTGCGATTTTTGGGCGCGGAAATATGTCCACGGCCGGGACAAACGTCACGCCTGAGACGGCCATGCAACACACGGCGGTATGGGCGTGCGTGCGTGTGCTCGCAGAGACGGTGGCGTCTCTGCCGCTGATAATGTATCAGCGCACCGACAAAGGCCGACGGCGAGCGATTGAGCATCCGCTCTACGCGATTTTGCAATCGCGACCAAATAACTGGCAGTCCTCCTTTGAGTGGCGCGAGCAATGCATGACACACGTCGCATTACGCGGCGCGGCCTACTCGCGCATACAGCTACAACGCGGCAAACGCACACTCACCGCGCTCAATCCTGATCGAGTCAACCCGCACCTGCACGACGACGGCACGTTGTCTTATGAGGTGCGCCAAAAAAATGGGGACACACTCACGCTATTGCAGGAGGAGGTGCTGCGCGTCCCTTTTATGTTGATCGACGGGGTGCGCCCCGTGACACCAATTGAGGCCACCCGCGACGCGCTAGGCACGGCGATTGCAACCAATGATTTTGTGGCGAGGTACTATAAAAACGATACTAAACCACCTCTATGGATTGAGGCACCGCCCGCCGGATTCCAAAACGAGGAGGCAAAACGAAAATTCGCAGCCGGCTGGCGCGAGGCGCAGGGCGGCGAGAATCGCGGGTCGACGCCCGTGCTGGACAACGGTTTCAAAATCCACGAATTAAGCGTGAACGCCTCAGACGCTCAGTTGCTTGAATCACGCGCCGCCAGCGTGATCGACATCGCTCGCATCTATAGGATGCCGCCACACATGATCGGCGCGTTGGAGCGTGCGACCAACAACAACGTCGAGCAACAGGCTATTGATTTTGTTGTGCATACGATGCGTCCGTGGTTTGTGCGTTGGGAGCAGGCGCTGGCCCGCGATTTACTCACGGAGTCCGAGCGCGGCGAGTATTATTTTGAGTTTTTGGTCGACGGCCTGCTACGCGGAGACAGCGCGGCGCGAGGGGAATTTTATACAAAACAGTTTAACATCGGCGCGATGAATCAGGACGAGATTAGGGCGGCAGAAAATCGCGACCCGCTGCCTAATGGCGAGGGGCAAAAATTTTATGTGCCTCTAAATATGATTGCAACAAATGGGGACACACCTCAAAATAAACGCGACCAACAGGGCGCGGCAGGAGAGAACGATGACAGAAGTTGAAAAACGAATGTTTGACGCCGAGGCGCTCACGGTGCATCGGCGCGACGACGGCAAATCGCCAATGATGCGAGGCCATGCCGCCGTGTTTAATGAGTTGTCGGGCGATTTAGGCGGGTTTCGTGAACAAATCATCCCCGGCGCGTTCGCCGAGGCGATTGAGGCGGATGACGTTCGCGCCCTCATCAATCACGACTCTAATTTTGTGCTCGGACGCAACCGCGCCGGGACGCTTGCGATGCGCGAGGACGCGCGAGGGCTGGCGGTAGAGATCACGCCGCCGGATACCGCGTTTGCCCGCGACCTAATCGTCTCAATGGAGCGCGGCGACGTGACGCAGATGTCATTTGCTTTTCGCATCCGCCCCAACGGCGAGGATTGGGCAAAAAATGACGATGGCGTTTGGGTGCGCAGCGTCAAGCGCGTGAGGCTCTACGACGTCTCGGTGGTGACGTACCCGGCATACACACAGACCGATGTCGCTATGCGCTCTCTGGATGCGTTTGTGCGTACTCTCACACCATCAACCGACTACATTGTGACGATGCAGGCGCGGGCGCGGCAGATTGCAATTGCAGAGGCTCTATAACATGTTTTTGGCAATCCGAGCGGCGGCAGGCGCGCGGATGCCTTACAGGTGTCCAGCCTGCCAATTTTATTTTTAATGGAGATTGATATGAGCAAAAAAATTATCGAATTGCAGGAAAAACGCTTAAAAGCGGTGCATGATGCGCGGGCTTTGAACGATTCTGTCGCTGCGGAAAAACGCGACATGACGGGCGAAGAGCAAACGCGATTTAATGCGTTTATGGCCGATCAGGAAAAACTGGGACAGGCCATTAAGGACGAGCAGCGCCTGCTCGACGCCGAGCGTGAGACCGCAGCAGGCGAGCAGCGCGGCGGCAAAACGACGACCAAAGCAGACGACGGCGCACCTACTGACAAACGCGCCTCCGCAGAGTACGCCGAGGCGTTTGGTGCGTTTCTGCGTGCGGAGAATCAGGCGCATCAACGCGCCCTACAGGCCGATTTAGACACGGATGGCGGCTACGTTGTCTCGCCTAGGCAGTTTGTGACCGCGCTCATCAAATCTATTGATGATCAGTCATTCGTGCGCCAGAACGCCACCGTCCTGCCGCTCAACAACGCGGCCAGCCTCGGCGTACCATCGTTGGACGCCGATCCAGCGGATGCGGACTGGACGTCAGAATTGGGGACAGGCAACGAGGACAGCGCCATGAAATTCGGGGCGCGGGAATTTAAACCATTGCCGCTGGCGAAGCGAATCAAAATTAGCAAAAAACTGCTACGCTCAAGCGCTATCCCAATCGAGCAACTTGTGCAGGAGCGTCTCGCGTATAAATTTGCCGTGACCCAAGAAAAGGCGTTTATGCTTGGTAACGGCGCAGGCCAGCCATTAGGATTGTTCGCAGCCTCGACAAATGGCATCACAACGGCGCGTGACGTGTCGACTGGCAATACAACAAGCGCAATCACGATGGACGGTCTGATTAACGCCAAATACTCGCTCAAATCCGGGTACCTAGCGAGTGCCAAATGGCTGTTCCACCGCGACGGCGTGCGCGAGGTGGCGAAGCTCAAAGACAACGATGGCAGCTATCTCTGGCAGCCATCTAAAATGGAGGGCGAGCCCGACATGCTGCTTGGCCAGCCAATCATTATGTCGGAGTACGTTCCAAACACGTTCACAACTGGCCAGTACGTCGGCATCATTGGCGATTTGAGCTACTACTGGATTGCAGACGCCCTCGATATGCAAATCCAAGCGTTGTTTGAGTTGTACGCCGAAGCCAATCAAGTCGGCTACATCGCTCGTATGGAGACCGACGGCATGCCAGTATTGGCCGAGGCGTTTGCTCGCGTGAAATTGGCCTAACAGCAGGCGGGCGGCGATTAAATTTGCCGCCCACGTCATTACAATTTTTTAGGAGATCAAAAATGAATTTATCCCCAAATGTGAAAGTCACGCGGGTTGTCACAGCTCAGGCCGCTGGCACTTCTGCGGTCAATGGTACCGTGCTCGATATGCAAGGATTCGACGGCGTGGTTTTTGTCGCATCTTTTGGCGCGTTGACAGCAACGCAGGTCACTAGCCTCAAAGCGCAGGACGGCGCGACTGCCAATTTGTCGGACGCCGCAGATTTGGCCGGGTCGCTCACTGGCCCACTGGCGGACACCGATGGCAACCGCTCGTTGGTGCTGGAGATTTGCAAACCGACAAAACGGTACATCCGCCCGGTCATCAATCGCGCGACGGCAAATGCTGTGATTGACAGCTTGGTCGCGATCCAGTACGCGTCTAGCAAATCACCAACGACCAACGACGCCACAGTCGCAGCCGCCAAGCTGCGCGTCTCACCAACTAACGGTACGGCCTAATCAGCCGTTTGGGTGCCGGGGCAACCCGGCACCATTTTCTGAGGGTTGAAAAATGATTAAACTTATAAAAATTTTGGCAGGCCCGGGCGGCTGCTACGATATTGGCAACCGCGTTGACCTGCCCCCTTGCGTTGAGGCTGAGATTGTGGCCGCAGGCGCTGCGGAGTACGTCGCCTCACCGCAGACGGCCACCGCACCTGACGTTGTAGAGATTGCCGTTGCGCCTGACGCCGCGGCAGCGCAGGCTGCGGTACAAAAAAACGCCCGTAGAAGCGCGGCAAGGCCCCGCCAAGGCGAAAAAATAGATCGCTAGGGGGAAGATATGGCGCTGAGGTTGAAAACGGCTGCAATCGCTACACCCGTCACAGATGCGGCGCTCAAATCTCACGCCCGCATCACCGACGGCAGCGAGGACGCCGATGTCGCCGCGCTCAATCTGGCCGCCACCCGCGCCGCTGAGGTCGCGACACAACGCGCCCTAATGCCACAAACTTGGGTTTTGACCCTAGACCAATTTCCGCGCGGCGGCGTCATTGATGTGCCCGTGCCCCCGCTGATATCGGTGACCAGCCTGAAATATCTCGACGTCGATGGCGTACTCACCACTCTCTCGTCGGCTGATTATGTTGTCGACAACCAGACCGAGCCGGGACGCATCGTGCCCGCGTACGAAAAAACATGGCCAGCCATACAGCTAATGCCTAATGCCGTGACGATTGAGTTTGTCGCAGGCTACGCCAATGCGGCAGCGGTGCCAGACCCTATCAAACACGCGATAAAAATGATTTTTGGTCATTATTGGATACATCGCGAGGAGGCTGGCGAGCGTCAAATGTATGTCACGCCGGTAGGTGCCAAGCACCTGCTCGACCCATACCGCGTCTACTCGTTTGGCAGGCTCGCATGAGCGCAGGCAGTCGCCCTCATCGCGTTGTTTTGCAGAGTCCAACGGGTGTCGCGGATAGCGTGGGCGAGCGCACTACCGTATGGACGGACGCTGCCACCGTGTACGCTGA